ACAAGGATCGTCCTGCGGGTGCCGGCCTTGGTGACTCCAATGTGAGGGGCGACCAGTTCTTCCCTGTTGCCTTCATGGTCAACCAAGGAGCAACGTCCTTCCATAAGGAAGAAAGGTGAGTCGTATTTGTGGACTCGGCTACAGACAATCGTACCCGCCGGCATATGGATGACGCGAGTGTAGAGGCTAGGCGTAAAGATATGCTTCAAAGGCAGTTCCACTTGCGGGCAACGGGAAACAATCGACTCCACGAAGTCCTGTGCCTCCCTGTTGGTGATATTAGCAAGTTCCATTTAAGAGTGATTTCGTATGCGAATTAAAGAGAAAAAGCAAGGAAGTTAGTTCTGCGTGGCCTCGCTGACCTCAAAGTTGACCACCAGGGCGGCAACCGTGAAGGGGACGGGTTGGGTCTGACGCACATAGAGATCCACCCCATCGGCCCAATTTGAAGAGGCATAAGCCCTCTCGTAGCCGTTGAGTACGGGGGGCGAGGCGTCCATGTTGTCGGTCAAGACCCTGCTTGCGAGGGGGAACCATTTGACCCCATCGGTGGAGAGTTCCCCTCCTGTGCTTTGGTAGACCTTGAGGTTGATCCTCGGAATCCTCATGCGCCGGCCTTGGGAAGTGCCGTCCTGCAAGTTGGTATCGACCCTCTGTGGAACCAAGGTCGAGGTGAAGGGGAGACCCACCAGAACCCGTGAGGCAGGAATCTGTAAGGTGATTTGTCCGCCCACCACGGTAGGCTGCGAAACAATCAGCGATCCCACGGCATTGTCTGCCCAGACGGAGACTGCCTTGCCCTCAAGGTGAGAAAGCCCCGTGATCGTGGAGGTGGGGGAACCGAATGTCCGAAGCACCCCGGAGTCCACATACCACCAGTTGTTCTTGTCGGCGGTGTCCAATGCATCACGCATTCCGAGCTTGAGTCGTTCAACATATCGGACGGTAGCCCCTCCAATCGTGCGCCTGACCAGCAACCAAACTTCATCCTCGGCATTGGTGCCGTTCAGCGTGGCAACCGACTCAACCACCCCATCGGTGATGTGACGGGCGAATCCGACGACTTGCTGTTCACGCTCATAGGTCATCGAAACCAACTGACCATCTCCTCTCACGAACCAGAGGATCGCGTCAGGCACCCGCTGATAGGAGGTTTCGACGATCCCCGTCCGGGTCGTATGCTCGGCAAGGGCGGTGATGTCGTTGGAAACCCAATTCTCGCTTGAGAAGGTGTAGTCCATTTCCCGAATCTTCCGATTCATCCGCTGGACGTAGAGGAGGGTGTCGTTGACGATTTGCGCCCCAAGGGAGGATGACCCGTAGTGGGACTGCTGGCGGACATTGACATTGGTCGGGGTGATCGGGCGGGTCTGGTCGCTTGATGACATCGACCACTCGTCCAAGGTCGTGCCGATCAGGAGTGCCGACTTGGACACAAGCCATTGGATCTGCCCTCCCGTGGTGGAGGCCAGGGTGAAGAACCATGAGTCAGCGTCATAGGCTCCCTGCTTGAAGTTCTGGAAGTCGTTGCTGTAGCTACCCCAGAGCGAGGAGGGGTTGCTGGAGGTGCCGGCAAAGATGATGCGGCTATCGTGGAGGGCGAGTGCGGCGGGGTATCCTTGGACTGCGGAGAAGGCTCCCTCGCGCCATTGGGAGGTGACGCCTGTGCCTCCGAGTGATTTGAGTACCCGTGCCTCGACTTGGGTCGGGTTAGTGTATCCCGTGATCCTGACAAGACCTCGGAGGGTCGGATCAAGCGGGGAAAGCATGATGCGGGGCGTCGTGCTGGAGGCTGCGGCACTATATCCTCGCACCCGTATTCTAAACAGAGTCTCGACTTGTTCCTCCCCGCTGGAGGTGGTGCTGAAGTCCCCGTTGCTTTTGTAGGTTCTAGCTGTCTGCCATGTCGTGCCGTTGTCGATGGAGGACTGCAAGTCCACCTGGGCCTTCCATGTCCCGAAGGTCTGCAACGACCACTTGCCGAGGATCTTGATGGTCGTGCTGGTGGCGTTGGCGTTGATGTTCTGGGAAAGGAACGTCGTGGAGTTGGGATGGGCAAGCTCCCAATAAGACCCGACATGACCGGCTTGAAAGATATTGCTGGATGCCGTCAGGGTGATGGTTTCACCCACTTGGGCTGCTATCTCAAAGAAAACCGTGCCGCTGGAAGTCGCGGTCGGTGCGGTGGTGACGATAAAGCGGAACTGACTGGAACTCACCACTTCATCCACGACCCATGTCCCATTGTAGGCTGCTCCAGACGCACCCGACGCCCCGGAAACCGTAATCCCTTGACCCTCCGTTAGATTGTGACCGGCCTTCGTTGCGGTGACGGTCGTGGAGGAATAGGCGAATGTGACCCCTAACAGAGTCCCAAAAATGGAAGATGAGGAGGGGTTGATCGTGATGTCCTTGACGTTCTGGTCAAGCATCGGCGCCCAATTATTCGGGATGGAGGGATCTCCAAAGGGAACCTCGCCAACCGTCCAGTTCGTGTCCGAGAGGCGCGAGAGACGCTGCGGCGGGTGGGAGGGATGAGTCAGATAGATCAGGTTGTTGATCTGGCAGACTTGAACGGAGCGAAGGTCTGCCTCCTGGTAGGGATGGACGGGAGTGACGCCGGTTGCGGCGTTGAGGTAGTTGACTTGGGTTGCCTCGACAGGGGTTCCCCCGGAGGTGATCAGCGCCCCGTTCTTCCAAAAGCGGATGTAACCCACACCCAACTCCATGACAATGTGGTTGGTGTCGGAGATGTCGAGACCGATCAGGCGGCAGCGGGTTCCCGATAGCTTTGCGGCCCCAAGATACTCCGTCCCCGCACGGCGATTCGCCGGCCCATAGGGGGTGATGACCATGTTCTCCAGCACCTTGCAGGAGTTGCGGTACTTCTCTAGGTTCGTCCTCGCCTCCAGGTAGGGAGACCACTCACCAGAGTTGAAGGATGAAATTAACTGACTGATCATCAGTAGATGCCGTTGTAGCGTGACTGAACGAGGTCGGAGTTCAGCCACATCGGCTTGCGGCGGGGATAGGAGTCTTGTGCGTCAATCCTCCGGGCCTCTCCGAGCATCTGCTTGAGATCCTGCTCAAGGCGCTGCTTGATGTCCATAGACCCTCCGAGGGGCTTGGCGAGCTTGGCGGCGATGGAAAGCGCCAGCAACTCCACGAACATCGGGTCGAAGAGGTTTGGGTCAACGGCGCTCTTGATGTAGGTGATGGAGGCGCTGCTCTCATCGGTCATCAGCTTGTCGCCGATGATGTCGAAATTGCAGTAGGGTTCGTTTGCTTGGAACGAGTTGAGTGTCTGAATCCGGGCGAAATCAGACGGAAGTTGGTAGGAGTATTCCCAATCAAAGGGGGGAGGCGTGGAAAGGCGGGCAAGTTGGGTCATGCCAATCGCCCAATTCCAGTCGTGCATCCGAAGTAGAGAGGCAAGCGTCGGGGCGTAGTGCAGCTTGCAGAACCGAGCCTCAATGCTCGGATCGTCCAACGACATGATCATCTGGTCGCCTATTTTCGAGAGGGCGAGATTGCAGATGGTCGTGGAATCCATTGTCTAGAGAGTTGTTAAAAGAAAGGGGTGGGACGCCTCACGGGACGCCCCACCCCCAACTTGTGAGGACTTACTTGGTGGTGTCGGCCAGGATGCTCACGACGCCGGTCTCAAGGAGACGGGTCGCGCCGAGAACCGCTGTCGAGCGGATCTGGAGGGCATGGGACTGGGTGGGCAGGATGTCCATGTAGGACTTCTTGCCGCCATCAACCAGCACCGCCGCATTCTTGTGGTAGGCCACGCAAGTGCGGATGTTTAAGGCGGGAACAAGCTGCTCCGAGCGCACGATCTTGAACCCAAGGAACGCATCCACATCACCATCCACAAGGGCGCGGACGGAGTTGTAGAGGTTGTTCGTGACCTCGGTGGTGCCGAGAAGATCGCTGATCTCCTTGGCGCTCACGATGAGGACACGATCCTCTGCGGGGGCTTCGTTGGCATCTAGGATGCGCTTGGCCTCGCGGATCTTTCCGATGGTCAGTCCGCTGTTCGCGGGGGTGCCGCCGGCAGGGACGTAGTTGACCGCAACCGTCTGTCCTGCTGGCAGGGCAACGGTGGTTGTGGTGTTGTTCAGACCGAACCCTGTGGAGGTGTTCGCCGTGTTGGTGATCGTCGCGGCTGCGGTCAGGGCGTCGATGAGGACTTTGTCCGCAAGGCGACCGTAGGC